AGCCAAAGTGTGACTAATGGCAATACCTTTACTCTGGACGCTATCGACATCACGATTCGTGACGCGACTTCGGTGTAATAAAACATGAGTCAAACACTAGCAGAACGTCTTGCTGAACCTGATATGCAGGGTATCCCTGATTGGCAGGCAGCAACTGTCCTCAATGCACCGGATACTTCTTTGCCTGTAATTGTAGATTGGCAGACCACTTATGTTGGTCCCGGTTCGATTATGGCTGCTCTAGGACCAACGGAAGGAGCGGCTTTACTTGACACTATCAAAGCATCTACTGACCCTGTGATGCGTTGGGGTCTTCAAGTAGTTGAAACAGGAAAACTGGACATTGGACTTGCTTCTACTCGGGCACAAATTGATGCCCTTGTAGTCGCAGGGGCTTTGACTTCAGCGCAAAGGGACATTCTTTTTGCACTTTCTAAAACTGAAAGATATCCTTCTTGGGCTGAATTTAATAATACTTTTGTTGATGCTCGATCTGTGGGTATCGCACGGGGAGGTAAGCCATAATGGCAGTTGCAAAGTGGGCTACTCCATCAAGCAGATCCAGCAGTATTGTCACTACTGAGTTAGATTCATTAGCAGCAGCAAGCGAATCTACTCCAGTTACCTATGACAACAGTTCAAACAAGAATCTGTATGGGGCTGTAACCGTCAAGCTAGGCACTTTTGACCCTGCTGCGGGTGCTTATATCAGTCTAAGGGTTAATATCAGTGATGGCACAGACACAGCTACGGCTAAATTTGCAGGTGATGTCTATACGGCTTCTGTAGATGACGCTAGTGGCGCTAAAGTGGTAATTTTCCCAATGGTTAGGCTTTACCCGTTTTCTTTGCGCATAAGTGTTATTAATAACGCCAGCACTTCATTTAACGCAGCGGATAACGATATTTATATTACACCTTACAATGAGGACGTAAGCTGATGCCCCGTGGCGTCACTCTTTTTGATGAAAGTCTAATACAGGGTCGGGTTGACCCTGATGCTTTAACGTACATCAGAAAAGTTGAGCGTTCTGATAATGCCTCGCTTGAGTCAGGTGTCAAAGTAGCTATTAATAACTTTGTGATTAACTGCAAAGCCTCTGGTCTTTGGGACCAACTATCATTGGTTGCTATTATGTCGGGCGCAAGGACGCTTACGGGGGCTCTTGTTGTTTTGAAAGGACCAATTAACTCTCTTACCAATACCAACTTTGTTGCAGCCGACTACGACAGGCGCAATGGTTTTACCGGAGACGGTACGGGCAAGTTTCTCGGCACTGGGACTTATCAAGCTGCTTCTGAAGCATTAGACGACTATCACATTGCCGTTAATCTGACGACGCTGGACACTGTTACCCCTAGCCCTGTCTGGGGCTTTGGTGGAACTGTCTATGATCAAGCGCAAACACACAATAGTACTGTCAGATCAAGAAACACCGGAAACATAACTGTTAGCACTTGGACAAAAGGTTTCGCGTGCGTCTCAAGAAACAACTCAAGCAACTTTGACTGGAGAAACAACAAGAGCACTACAAATTACTCGCAAACCTCAGTTGCAAGAAACGCCGACGGTTTCCGTATCTTACGCAGCGGATCAACCTATAGTACGAACGTAATCAACTATTTTGCTGGTGGCAAAGCTATTACCGAGCTTGCGCTTTACGATGATCTTGTTTCTACTTTGCTTTCTGATATAGCTAGAGCTATTAATTAAATGCTACGCATACGCCAGCCAGCGTTAACTGTTGCTGCGGGAGGTACTGATGCCTTAACTGCTAATGACCTACAGAGTCTTTCACAGCTCTCTACGCCTTCTTTGGGGCAGGTTCATGGTCTTTTAGCAGATAACCTCCAGAGCACTTCCTCGGTATCCACACCGAGCTTAGCTGCTTTTTCTAATGTTGATAATCTTCTTGCAGACAACCTCCAGAGCACCTCCAGTGTCTCCACGCCCACCTTGGGTCAGACTCATGTGCTTTTGGCTGATGATCTACAAAGCACTTCTTCATTATCTACACCTACTGTAGGGCAATCTCATGTCCTGCTTGCAGATAATTTACAAAGTGCTTCTTCATTATCTACACCCAGCATTAGCCAGACCCATGTCCTCCTAGCGGATAACCTCCAGAGCGTCTCTACGCTCTCTACGCCGTCCACAGGAGGCACTCTCAATGCTCTTTTGGCTAATGACCTCCAAAGTGTCTCTACACTGAGTATCCCTGTCCTAAGACAGAAAAAACAGATCAACTACGCAGCCAGTGCAACCATTGGCTCACTTTCGGCAATAACCTTCTATCACAACGGTGGTAAATGGTATGGTTATTAATAAGAGGACTTATGCTTACTAATAGAGAACTACAGAATATCCTTGATCAGATTAACTCACTGTTTAGTGGAGTCAGGGATGATCTTGAGAAGCTAAAGAAAGAAGTAGAGGAACTGAAGGAGAAAAAGCTCGGTGCCAATAAGAAAAGTTAAGGGTGGTTACCAATGGGGTAGTAAGGGAAAAGTTTATCCGACCCGTGAAGGGGCAGAGAAACAAGCACAAGCAGCTTATGCCTCTGGATATAAAGAAACTAAACCAAAGAAAAAGAAGTAATTGATTTTACTTTCAAGATGTGTTATAATTTGAGTATAAACAACCCACTTTAGTTGGGAGAATTGTGAATAAAGAAACTGAAGAATACTATAATGATTTCTTTGAACTCTTTAGGGCACCTGGGTGGACTAGGTTAATTGAAGAGTTTCAACAAAATGCGGACTTAACTAATTCCGTAGAGAATGTAAAAGACTCAAATGATTTGTACTTCAAGAAGGGTCAACTAACCGTATTGGCGTTGATCCTCAACCTTGAAACGTACATCAATAGAGGTTACGAGAATGCCTCCACTGAGGATGTTTGATTTTCAGTGTAGTGAGGACCACATCTTTGAAGCACTTGTGGAAGATCCAAAAGAATCCGTATCGTGCCCAAGATGTTCTTCTCACTCCAAAAGAATTATCAGCCCCATTCGTAGTCTTTTAGATCCCCTTAGCTTCCCTACAGCGGAATCCAAGTGGATTAGAGAACACGAGAGGGCTGGTAGTAAAAACAATGGAAGCCTTTAGGGGTAACTTTCATTTTCCAAGTAAATCCACAATGGTTAACACCACGGAGAAATAAGTTCAATGGGTAGAGCACTCCTACTTGATGAAGACACGACTGAGCGTCTTGATGATACTGAAGATCAAGAAGTAGATTCACAAACACTACAAGACCCTGCACAGGACACTTTTGTAGCCCAAGAGTTTACTCAAGATCAAGAAGAAGATGATGTTCCTGATAAGTACCGAAACAAGTCTATCAAAGACTTGGTACGAATGCACCAGGAAGCTGAAAAGCTCCTTGGTCGCCATAGTTCCGAAGTAGGTGAACTTAGGAAGGTTGTTGATCAGTACATCGCGGCACAACTCAACCAAAACCAAACAGGAAATACGGGACAACAACAGCAGCCAGAGGATGAAGAAGTAGATTTCTTCGTTGACCCTGTAAAGGCAACTCAACGACAGATTGAAAACCATCCTAGCATCCGGCAAGCAAAGGAGTACACGGAGCAGGCTCGTCGAGCAGCTTCTTTGACTCTTGTCAAGAATAAGCATCCTGACATGGAAGGGATTCTCAAAGATCCTTCCTTTGCTGAATGGATTCAAGCAAGCAAGATCAGAACTCAACTGTTCGTAATGGCAGACAAACAATACGATGCCGATGCAGCAGATGAGCTTTTTACCTTGTGGAAAGATCGCCAGCAGGTAGTACAAAACACGGCTACGGTGGAGAAAGCAGCACGTAAGGATGCTCTTCGATCCGCTAGCACGGGGAATGTTCGATCCAGTGGCGAGCAAAGCGCTAAGAAGAAGTTCCGTAGGGCTGATATCATTAAACTTATGAATTCCGACCCTTCGCGTTACGAGGCTTTGCAACCAGAGATTATGCGGGCTTATGCTGAAGGGAGGGTTATTTAACAATCATTGAGGTTATTTAGAAAATGGCTGGTGAAACTTCAGGTGCATATTTTACAGCGAATGCTGTAGTTGACAAAACAGCAGCGGATAAATTTATCCCAGAGATTTGGTCTGATGAGATCATTGCGGCTTATCAGAAGAATCTGAAAATGGCTCCCCTGGTCAAGAAGATGACCATGAAGGGCAAGAAGGGCGATCTTATCCACGTTCCCAAGCCCATCCGTGGAGCAGCTTTTGCTAAGGCGGAAGCTACCGCAGTAACGATTCAGGCTAACCTTGAGTCCGAACTCACGATCAACATCAACCGTCACTTCGAGTATTCGCGTCTGGTTGAGGATATTGTTGAAGTTCAGGCACTGTCGAGCCTTCGTCGTTTCTACACGGAAGACGCTGGTTACCAGTTGGCACTCAAGGTCGATACGGACCTCTTCAGTGCTTCCACGGGCTTTGGTAATGGCACGCTGACCCTTAGCCCCGCTGTAACGGGTGCTAGCTGGGCAAGCAACAACGCAGTGTACTACGTCGATGCATCCACGGGTCTGACTGCTTATGCTGTTGACCAGGTTATTGATACCGACGTATTCACTGATGCAGGCTTCCGTGGTCTGATCAAGAAGATGGATGATAACGACGTACCGATGGACAACCGTGTGTTTATTGTGCCCCCGGCACTGCGCTCGGCAATCATGGGTATTGACCGTTATGTATCGAGCGACTTCCGGGATGCACGTACCGTACAATCGGGTCTAATTGGGTCTGTTTATGGTATTGATGTCTATGTATCGTCCAACTGCCCTGTCATTGAGTCCGCAGCTCAGAACACGGCAGTAGGTAACAACGTAGACGTTCGTGGTGCTCTTCTGTTCCACAAGGAAGCCCTTGTCATTGCAGAGCAGATGGCTGTTCGTTCGCAGACGCAGTACAAGCAGGAATATCTTGCTACCCTGTTCACTGCTGACACGCTTTATGGCGTACAAGTCTATCGCCCCGAAGCTGGCTTTGTTCTTGCAGTCAACGATCTGTAAGCAAAGCTAACTAAGTAGGCAGGGAGAAACTCTACACCAAGAGAAGTACCCCTGCCTTCTTTTTAACACTAAGGGCACTAATTCAATGGCTACTGAAGATAGACTCTCCAGGATTGAAACCAAGCTGGACAAACTGACTGAAGCAATTCTCACTATTGCTAGAGTTGAAGAAAAGGTTCTTGCTTCCAATGAAAGAATAGAAAAGATTGAGGACAGGCTTGAAAAGCAAGACGCGTCCATTGGGGAGTTGATGTCTAAAGTGGCTGTAAACTCAAAGCAAGTATCCTTCTTCGAGAGAGCACTCTGGTTTTGTTTGGCTACTATTGCAAGTTTCGCTACTTATTACATTAAGGTAAGCAACTAATGTCCAACTATACAAAATCAACTGATTTCACTGCCAAGGACTCTCTCCCCTCTGGGGATTCACAAAAGGTTATTCGTGGCTCTGAGTTTGATACTGAGTTCTCCGCTATTGCAACGGCAGTAAACTCCAAGGCTGACAAGTCTGGGGATACTGTTGTCCTCACCGCAGGCACTGTCTCTGCACCTTCCCTCACCACTGTAAGTGACACCAACACAGGCATTTACTTCCCCGCAGCGGACAAAGTAGCTATTGCTACTGGGGGAACCCAAAAGGTTATTGTTGATGACTTGGGTAATGTGGGTATTGGCACTACGCCAAATGCGGCAACGACTACTACTTTATTTTTTGGCGGTGTCGGAGCTATCACGGCGGGAAATAACTCGTCTCTTATGTTTGGGAACGCCTATATTGATGGTGTTAACTCTCGCTATAGAACAAGTAAATACGCGACACAGTATGAACAGGATAATCTAAACGGAAGACATTATTGGTACACAGCCCCTTCAGGCACCGCTGGAGATATTGTCACTTTCACCGAGCGCATGCGCCTCGACTCCTCCGGCAACCTTGGCTTGGGTGTAACCCCGAGTGCTTGGAATTCTTCTTTCAAGGCTCTTGAAGTTGCGAGCTTCAGTTTCTTCAGCGGTACTGGCGGACTTTCGTCATACATTGACAACAACGCATTTTTTAATGCGTCAAACCAGTACATCTACAAAAACAGCGGACATGCAGGTGAGTACGCAATGCTCACCTCAGACGGCTCACATCGTTGGTACACAGCCCCCTCAGGCACCGCAGGTAACACCATCACTTTCACCCAAGCGATGACGCTGGATGCGAGTGGGAGACTTTATTTAGGAACAACTTCTGGCTCATCTGGGATCAATTTAAGAACTGACAATACTTCTTGGTGGACTGTCGGCTCAAGCACAACATCAGCAAGTTTTGCAGCTTTTCTCAAAGGCGGAACAACGACTCCTGTTGGCTATATCGGAACAGACGGTGGCGGCATCATTAGCGGCGGTAGTGGGGACAACTTTGGTATCCGGGCAGAAGGCGCGCTGCTTCTTCTGGCAGGATCTTCAGAACGCGCCCGTATCACGAGTGATGGTTTTCTTTGCATTAACAGAACTGATGTTATTTCCGGCGCTTCTTCATCATTAAACATATCACACACTGGTGGAACTACTTATGGAATAATGCTTCAAAATAGTAGTACAAGTGTTTCCAACGCACTGACTTTTATAAATTCATCTGCCACTACTGTTGGTAATATTGTTGTATCAACATCAGGGACTTCATATAACACCACATCAGATCTTCGCCTCAAAGATAATATCACCCCTGCCCCCAGCGCTAGTGATGACATTGATGCTATTCAGATCGTAAGCCATGACTGGAAAGCAGCTCCTGACGAGCATGTGAAGTACGGGGTTATAGCGCAAGATCTTAATATCGTAGCACCTCAAGCAGTATTCCAAGGCGATGATGGTGAAGATGTAGAGAAGGCTTGGGGCGTGGACTACTCCAAGCTAGTCCCTATGCTTATCAAAGAGATCCAATCACTCCGTTCTCGTGTAGCCACTTTGGAGAACAATTAAAGTGTCCTTAGATCACCTCAAAGGTGCCATGAGAAGCAAGACTGTCTGGTGGAATACTTTTTTAGCTCTTTTAGCTTCCCTAGAACTCCTTAGACCTCATTTGACAACCTTGATTGGACTTGAGACCACTGCTACTATTCTCTTGGCAGGTTCTTTGGTAAACCTGTTCTTGAGAGTAGTAACAACAACCCCACTTAAGGATAAATAAATGAGTATTACACTGAGTCTTGCAATTGAAGAGGTTAATGGGATTCTTCAGGTTCTTGGGGATCTCCCTACAAAGTCAGGTGCTTTCCCTCTTATGGTTAAGATTAAGGAACAAGCTGAAGAGCAATTGCCTACTAAGGAAGAGTCAGAAACTCAAGAGTAACAATGCAACTACTTAACCTCATTCAGTCCATCTTTAAGCCCGCTGTAGAACTCATTGACAACGTACACACGAGTCAAGAGGAAAAGCTACAACACAAAGAGAGACTCTTGGTTACTCAAGCAGCCGTCATTGACCAGGTGCTTCAGTACGAGAAGGACTCCTTTGAGTCTAGGGCAAAGATCATTGAAGCAGAGGCTAAGTCGGAACATTGGCTCACAGCTATTTGGAGACCAGTGACCATGCTTACATTCCTTGCTTTGTGTGTTGGAGACAGCCTTGGGCTTCTCTCCAGCCCACTTAGGGATGAAGCATGGTCTCTGCTTCAATTGGGTCTTGGTGGTTATGTCGTGGGTAGGTCAGCGGAGAAGATAACTAAATCAGTATTGAGTAACAAAGATGGTTCCTAATTTTTCTCTTCCTAATCTAAACCTTGCTGCTCTGGCTGGTTTGACTCAGGGCAATGTAGGGATGTTCAACATGCCTTCATTGGCTCCTGTAGCCCCAGCAGCCCCTGTAGTGGCTCCTAAGCCCTTTGTAGCCCCTGTGGCTACCCAAGTAGCCCCTATGTTCTCTATGGCTCCTGTAGCGGCTCCTATAGCCCCTATGGCCTCTATGGCACCTATAGCCCCTGTAGCACCGCCTCCGCCACCTCCTGCTCCTACTCCTGCCCCTAAAGTGGACCTGGGTGCTATTCAAAATGCTTTGGCTTCCATGCAGAACACAGGGGGTATGTTTAACATTCCAAGTATCACCCCCATAGCACAAGCCCCTATGGCTCCTGTAGCTCCTGTGAGCCTTGCGGGTGCTACTGACATCTTTGGTGGTAGATCCTATCAAGCACCTCCCTCAACGATTGACAAGGCTCGTGTAGGTCTTTCGGAGATGCTTAAGTTAAACCAGACACCTGGTTTTATCACCACCAACAGACCTGAGCAGATTGGTGATCTGTATCTCCCCTTCAGACCTTCAGGGGAAGGTGAGCAAGTTATCAATGATATTAAGACGTGGTATAACTATTACAATGACAATCCTGATCTAAGGAAGTTTCTGTCAGCAGATGAGCAGACTGAGCTTACTTGGCTGGACTATAGAAACAAGAAGTTTAATCAAGATACATTTACTAAAAAGATTAATGACATTCGTGCTCAGTTCAATCTTCCTCAAAAGGTAGGATTCAAGGACTTTGAAGCACACTTCTCCTATGGCACCAAGAGGAAGAAGTATTCGGATAACCCGTATTCAGACCTTCAGCAGTACGGTCCTTCCATTGGTGGCTATTGGAACCCTGAGAATGACCCCAGTGAAACTCAGCAGGCATTAGCTAATCCTTTGGTGAATGCTGTTCTAACCACTGCGGGATCTGCCCTTGGTAACCTTATTCTCCCTGGTGTAGGTGGACAAGCCCTTGGTGCTGCTCTTGCTGGTGGAACTACTTCAAAGCTCTCAGGGGCTGATTGGAGTGATGCACTTAAGGCTGCTGCTATCTCTGGCGGTAGTGCTTACCTTGCAGGGCAAATGGCAGGACCAAAGGCTGCACCTACTTCAGAGTTTAACATCCCTAATACAAACTTCATAAGCGACTCTTTGCTTGCTCCCGCAGGACTAGCATCCCCTCCCTCATTAATGCCCTTGGGCGGGATCAATACAAGTCTTATAAAATCTTCTTTTCTTGCCCCTACGGCAGCTACAGCCATAGCCAACCCTGCATTTAATCTAGCAGCTCCTTCCTTCTTCCAGACAGCCGTTGGTCAAGGATTGGGTAAAGCAGGTCTTGCTTTGGCTTCAGGAGCAGATCCAAAGGATGCATTGACTGTAGGTCTCTTTGGTGCCGCTGGTGCCCCAGGGGGTGTCTTAAGTTCCCCCATTAGTTCCGTGGGGGCTAACTTTGGTACAAGCCAAATAGGTCAAGCATTAAACAATCTTAGTATTGCTGATGCACTGAAGTTTGGTGTTAGGCTTCCACAGGAACAATGGTCAGCAGTAGGTGGTCTCTTTGGTGACTTGGATCTTGGGGCTGTGAGCGAGTACGGTGCTTTTAATATCCTCCCCAAAGGAATACAAAATGCGCTTGAGAATGTACAACTGAATGATGTTCTTGCTCAAGTAGGCGGACCTAACTACGGTTCTCTCTTTAACATTGCACAAGACATTAACATCCCCAGTATTTCCAGGTACACAAATAATATCTTTGACAAAGATCTAGTGGATGTACCTGAGTGGCTTCAGGATCTTTTTGATAAAGACTTGCTTGATCTCCCAAGGACACCTAGCTGGGTAAATAACGTTCTTGATAAAGACCTCATTGATATCCCTGAAGGGGCTGAACAAGCCGCTAAAGACGCAAAAGATATCTTTAGGGATCTCAACAAACCTGAACTACCTTCTCTTCCAGAAACAGCAGCACAAAAAGCTACAAGTGGCTTTGGTAATCTATTTGGTGGTGGAGGCGGTGGGGGCACTAATGCAGAGCCTTTCATGGCTCAAGTGGCTTATGACCCAAGACTACAAGCCTTAACACCCATTGCTTACTCAGATCCTTTGTCCGTTCTTCTAGCTGAATTTTATAAACTTTGAGGTAACCAATGAACTATCTCACACTTGTGAACAATGTCCTTAGACGACTAAGGGAAGATGAGATCTCCACCATCAATCAGAACTCTTATGCAGCCCTCATTGGTGACTTCATTAATGATGCTATGGTCTCAGTGGAACAGTCTTGGGACTGGAGTGCTCTTAGAACAAGTATCACAGTAACCACTGTTGCGGGTACTAATGAATACACCCTGACTGGCTCAGGGGATAACTTTAAGTTCCTTAAGTTTCTTGATACTTCCAATAACAACACCCTTGTCTACCAAGCTAAAGAGTGGATTGATGTACAAAACAATGTTGTAGATACTCCCCTTCAGGGTAAACCCTTCTACTTTAGTTACACCACTTTGGACTCCAATGGTGATATGAAGGTTGTTCTGTACCCTACTCCTGATGCTGTGTACACCCTTCGATTTGATGCTGTGGTTAGGCAAGCACCTCTTGTGCTGGCTACTGATGTCATCAAGATTCCTTGGATGCCCGTGCTTCACTTGGCTGTTGCCTTTGCCTCTAGGGAGCGAGGGGAGACTGGAGGTACAAATACACCGGAATACTTTGCCATTGCGGACAGATACCTTGCGGACGCTATTTCTTTGGATGCTTCCTACCATCCTGAAGAAACAATCTTTAGGGTCGTGTAATGTCACAACCACTACAAACCATCAACCTCATGGCTCCTGGCTTTAGAGGGTTAAACACAGAGGACTCCGTTCTCTCCCTTGACCCCTCCTTTGCCACCTATGCGGACAACTGTGTCATTGACAAATACGGCAGGATCTCCGCAAGGAAGGGTTATTCCGTTGTTACCACTTCAGCAACTCCTTTGGGGTCTGGCTTTATTCAAGCAATCAAGCAGTTCAGGGACTCAGGTGGTAACACAGCTATTTTCTCAGTGGGTAACAATAAGATTCTAAGGGGAACTACAACCCTCACGGATGCAACCCCAGGCTCCTACACCATCACAGGAAATGCTTGGAAGATTGTGGACTTCAATGACCACATTTACTTCTTCCAAAGAGGACATGAGCCTTTGGTGTACAGCAACACCCTTGGGGCTGTTACCAAGATGTCCAGTCATCCCTCTTATTCAGCCACAGTCCCCTATGGCAATGAAGTCCTTGCAGCCTATGGTCGCCTATGGGTAGCTGACACAAGTTCCAATAAGACTACA